AGAAACTTCACACGAAGACGAAAAAGAAGTAAAAAAAGAAGCTTACGGTTCTAAAAAAGAATCTTCACACGAAGATGAAAAAGAAAAAGAAGAAGTAAAAGAAGGTGAAATGCCTCAAGCTGCTTTAGACGCTCTTAAAAAGAAACAAGATAAAGAAGATGTGAAGGAAGCTGCTGAAGATGAAAAAGAAGATGATGAGAAAAAAGAAGAAGATGAAAAAGAAGATGAGAAAGCAGTAAAAGAACAAGCAGAAAAAGAAGATGAAAAAGAAGTAAAAGAAAATGATGAAGAAGAAGATGAAAAAGAAGTGAAAAAAGAATCTGCTGAAGATAAAGTTAAAAATTTAGATATGAAAGAAGATGTTAAAGCTCTTACAGATGGCGAAAATCTATCTGAAGAATTTAAACAAAAAGCTGCTACTATTTTCGAATCTGCTGTAAAAGCAAAATTAGTAGAAGAAATTGAAAAATTAGAAAGCGAATATGAAACTAAAGTAAACGAACAAGTTGCTTCTGTTAAGGAAGAGATCGTTGAAAAAGTGGACGCTTATCTAAATTACGTAGTAAGTGAGTGGATGAAAGATAACGAACTTGCTATCGAAAAAGGTTTGAGAAATGAGATTACTGAAGATTTTATCGGTGGTCTTAAATCTCTATTCGAATCGCATTACATTGATGTCCCAGCGGACAAATACAATGTGATTGACGAACAAGCTGCTGAAATTGAATCATTAAAAAATAAACTTAATGAATCAATTGAACAAAACGTTGAACTTAATCAAAGAGTAGGTCAATTTACAAGAGATGAAATTCTACAAAACGTAGGTTCTGATCTTGCTGAAACCGAAAAAGAAAAGTTTAAAGGTTTAGCAGAAAATGTTGAATATAAAGACGCTGCTGATTTCAAAAAGAAATGTGAAACTATTAAAGAATCATATTTCCCAAGAAAGAAAGCGGTGAGTGAAGAATCTAATACTGTGGCACATAACAATGAACTGCAAGGTTCAATGGCTGCTTATAGTGCTGCTATTAGTAAAACAAAAAGTAATCCTTATTTTAAAAAATAAGGGTTTAGTTAATTAACTAAAAAGGAGAGATAGAAAATGTTTTTATCTGAACAAATACAAAATAAGTGGCAGCCAGTGTTAGATCATCCTGATCTTCCAAAGATTCAGGACTCTTACAAAAGAGCGGTCACTTCAGTAATATTAGAGAACCAAGAAAGAGCATTGAAAGAAGATGCTGCGTTTCTATCAGAAGCTATAGACGCTCCTGCAAACGCTACTGGTGCTAGTATTCAAAATTGGAATCCTATCCTTATTTCATTAGTTAGAAGATCAATGCCTAATTTGATCGCCTACGATATCGCAGGTGTTCAACCTATGTCAGGCCCAACTGGGTTAATATTTGCTATGAGAGCAAGATATGCAACTCAAGGTGGAACTGAGGCATTGTTTGACGAAGCTGATACAGATTTTTCTGGCAGAAACGCTGCTGGTTCATCTGTGGATGGATTCTCTACAACTGCACATTCTGGAACTAACCCAGGTGTATTAAACGACTCACCTGCTGGAACTTATACTTCTGGTACTGGTATGTCAACTGCTGCTGCAGAATCACTAGGTAATGCTAGTGGTAATGCTTTTGCTGAAATGGCGTTTTCAATTGAGAAATCAACTGTTACTGCTAAATCAAGAGCACTAAAAGCAGAGTACACTATGGAATTAGCTCAAGACCTTAAAGCAATACACGGTTTAGACGCTGAAACAGAATTATCAAACATCTTATCTGCTGAAATCCTTGCGGAGATCAATAGAGAAGTTGTAAGATCAATTTATGTTGGCGCTGAAAAAGGTGCTGCAACTAACGTTACTAACGCTGGTATCTTTGATTTAGATACTGACTCTAACGGTAGATGGTCTGTTGAAAGATTCAAAGGCTTACTTTTCCAATTGGAAAGAGATGCTAACAGAATCGCACAAAGAACTCGTAGAGGTAAAGGAAACCTAGTAATCTGTTCTGCTGACGTTGCGTCTGCATTACAAATGGCTGGTGTTTTAGATTACACTCCTGCGTTAAACAACAATCTTCAAGTTGATGATACTGGTAATACTTTTGCTGGTGTTCTTAACGGAAGATACAAAGTATATGTTGACCCATATGCTGCTAACTCACCTGCTACATACGATCATTACTATGTAGTTGGATATAAAGGAACTTCACCGTATGACGCTGGTATTTTCTACTGCCCATACGTACCTTTACAAATGGTTAGAGCAGTTGGACAAGACAGTTTCCAACCAAAAATCGGATTTAAAACTAGATATGGTCTAGTTGCGAACCCTTTTGCTGGTGCTGGTTCTGGAGATTCTATCACTGCTGACGGCTTAACTGCTGCAAACAGCAACAGATACTATCAAAGAGTCCAAGTGGCAAACATAATGTAATTGTTGTTTACTCAACGATTTAAAAGGGCGACCCTCAAAAGTCGCCCTTTTTTTTTAGCGTATAAATAATATTATGACAACAACAAATGCCTATAATAGACAACCTACTAAACTTGATTATGCAAGTCCAACGCAGTTTAAGTTTTCTATTATCAAATTACCTAAAGTAGAATACTTTTGCACGGCCGCAAATGTGCCAGGTATTTCATTAGGTAATGCAAATCAACCTACACCTTTAAAAGACTTACCTATACCTGGTGATAAGTTAGATTATGAAACACTTAATATCTCATTTTTAGTGGATGAGAATTTAGAAAATTATAGAGAAATACACGGTTGGTTAACAGGACTTGGTTTTCCCAAAGACTATTCACAATTTAGAGCATTACAGGCAACAGGTACAGATAGATATCCTACTTCAAAAAATGTAGGATTAAATAAAGAATTAGGACAAATTAAAAAGGCCGTACAAGATGAAGGTGCAATTTATTCAGACGCTACTATGTTTATTACTACATCAAAAAATAATCCTAATTTAGAAGTAAGATTTAGAGATGTTTATCCTGTTTCTTTATCTGGACTAGACTATAATCAACAAGAAACAGACGTACAATACTTAACTGCTAGTGTTACCTTTCAATATAAGATATATGAGTTTGCAAGTGTATCCTCTAGTGTTACTACTGAAACAACATCATAAAACCATTGACTAAATAAGTCAATTGTGATATAATGGAGATATTATGACTTTAGAAGAACTACAAGAATTGGCTGATAAAGATTTGAAAATTAATGATAGTGAACTTGATTTAGAATCTCTTAAAACGCCACAACTACATAACAAATACAATAAATTTTTTAATAAGTTTAATACTTTACTTAAACAAGCAGAATCAGATTATTATAGATTAACAAGAGAAAAATGGGAATACTATAATGGTAAATCTGATCCAGCAGTATATCAAGCAAAACCTTTTCATCTTAAAATATTAAGACAAGATGTGGACAAATATATTAATGCCGATGATGATATTATCAAGGCAAGTCAAAAAGTTTCTTATCTAAAAACGATAGTAGAATATTTAGACCGTACTATTCGTATTATTACTAATCGTTCTTTTCAAATTAAAAATGCAATTGAGTGGCGTAAGTTTACCTCTGGCGTTATTTAATGAAATCACCAAGATATATTATCGTAGAAAAAGTCAACGAAGTTTATCTCAAAATAGAAGCAGACGCTGATATTCGTAGAGAACTATCTGACTATTTTTCATTTGAAGTACCAGGTTATCGTTTTACACCACAGTTTCGTAATAGAGTGTGGGACGGAAAGATACGTTTGTATTCATATGCCACAGGTCAATTGTACGTAGGATTGTATCCTTATCTACAAGACTGGTGTATTAAGAAAAGTGTAGAAATAGTTGAAAGTAAAGAAATAATCACTAAAAAAGCGCCTATAGCCGCCGTAGGACCCGATTTAGAGAAGGCCTTTAAACTATCTATCACACCGAGGGACTATCAAATTGACGCTTTTAACTTTGCCATTAATAATGATAGAGGATTGATTTTATCACCTACAGCGTCTGGTAAATCACTTATCATTTATATGTTAGTAAGACATTATTTAAAGACCATAGAGAATAATGTTTTAATCATTGTACCTACTACTTCATTGGTAGAACAATTGTTTAAAGATTTTAAAGACTATGGTTTTGATAGTCAAAAGAAAGTACATAGAATATATTATGGACACGAATTAGAAACAAAGAAAAGAGTTGTTATCTCTACTTGGCAATCTTTATATAAACTTCCTAAAAAGTTTTTTGATGACTTTGGTGCAGTTATAGGAGATGAAGCCCATTTATTTAAAGCTGTTTCATTGACCAAGATAATGACTAAATTAGTAGATTGTAAATATCGTATTGGTATGACAGGTACGTTAGATGATAGTAAGACACATAAACTTGTATTACAAGGATTGTTTGGACAAGTAAATAAAGTTACTTCTACAAAAACACTTATAGAAAGAAAACAACTTGCTGATTTAAAAATTATGTGTTTAGTATTGTCTTATCCTGAAGCAGAAGCACGTAGTTTAAGAAATGTAAAGTATCACGAAGAGCTAGAATATTTAACACAATCAGAACCAAGAAATAAATATATAAGAAATCTTGCCTTAGCACTACAAGGTAATACTTTGTGCCTGTTTCAATTGGTTGAGAAACACGGTAAAATCCTATACAATATGATTAAAGATAAAGCAGAAAAAGATAGAAAAGTCTTTTTCGTATATGGAGGAGTAGATACCGATGTTAGAGAACAAGTTAGAGCGATTACTGAAAAATCGGACAATGCTATTATTGTTGCTAGTTATGGGACTTTTTCTACTGGGATTAATATTCGCAATCTACACAACATTATTTTTGCTAGTCCTTCAAAGTCTAGGATACGTAATCTACAAAGTATTGGCCGTGGTCTTAGGTTGAAAGATAATAACTCTGCAGCCACCTTATATGATATTGCTGATGATTTGACTTATAGAGAAAAGAAGAATTATACATTAACTCACTTTCAGGAAAGAATAAATATATACAACAGCGAGGAGTTTAATTACGAAATTCATAACGTAAGTTTAAAGGACAATGGACGAAATAAAACTTGATTTAAACACTGCTAAAATCATTAAGTTGGTTACAGGAGAAGAAATCTGCTGTATGTTACCAAAAGAACAACTTAATGAAAAATCAAATCTATTACGATTGTCTGATCCGATGTTAATTAAATATGTTCCTCATATTACTAATTTAGGTGTTTCCGATTATATTGCGTTAGTTAAATGGATAGGCTTTACTGAAGATAAAGTAGTTTCCATTCCAAAAGATAAAATATTAACCATATGTAATGCCTCTTTGCCTTTTACACAAAGATATCAACGTTTAATAAAAGTAGAAATACCTCAAGAGTTACCTGATTATATAGAAAGAAATTTAAACGATAAAGACTTTGCAGATTTTGATAAAAAAATCTCTGCTAAAAAAGAGTATAAAGACAAGATGAATGACACTTTACAGAATATGATAGATCATCTGACTATGCCTAGTAAACTGAAACACTAGGTAGCTAGGTATCTGGATAAGCACCCACATAGGTATTATATCAAAATTCCTGAATTTGTCAATAGTCCGTGAAAATTAAATGAGTGAAAAAGTTACATATAAAATAGAAGTTACCTTTAAATCAGGCAAGTTATTTGAAAAGATAACTGACACCTATCCCAAGATTTTAAAACGAGTTAATAACTACTACAAAGTAGGACACCTTGATTTAGGACTGGCCGAAGCCGTAGAACTAAAATTAATAACAAAAACCATTGACAAAAACGACAACTTATAGTATAATATAATTATGATTAAAAATAAAAAAAAGAATGAACATTATGTAGATAACGCAAAATTTCTACAAGCGATGATTGAATACAAAGATAGGTGCGATAGTGCAAAGAAAAGAAAAAGAAAGAATCCACCTGTAACGAATTACATCGGTGAATGTTTTTTAAAAATTGCGAATCACTTATCATACAGGCCTAACTTTATTAATTACACATTTAGAGATGATATGATTAGTGATGGTATTGAGAACTGTTTACAATATCTGGATAACTTTGATCCTAAAAAATCTAAAAATCCTTTTGCTTACTTTACACAAATTATTTTTTATGCGTTTGTTAGAAGAATACAAAAAGAAAAGAAACAAATTAATATTAAATATAAATTAATAGAGGATGCTAATTTAGATGATGTAGCAATTAATCCAAATGATGAGAATGGTGAATACAAGAATCAATTTATAGAATTTTTAAGAAAAAACAAACCAGCAAATAGTGAATTACCTAATCCAAAAGAAATAAAAGTAAAAAGAAAAAAGAGAACAGCAAAAAATTCGTTAGAAGATTTTTAAATTATGAAAATTGCTTTGTTGAATGACACACACTTTGGTGTGAGAAATGATAGTGATTCGTTTAGAGATTATCAATTAGATTTTTTAAACAATCAATTCTTTCCTTATATTAAAGAACATAACATCACAACACTTATTCATTTAGGTGATGTAGTGGATCGTAGAAAATTTATTAATCATCAAACAGCTTCTGTTTTTAGAAAACATTTTTTTGATAGATTGTGGAAAGAAAAAATAGATACACATATCATTATAGGTAACCACGATACTTATTTTAAAAACACAAATGAGATTAACGCAATAGAAAATCTTTATACTTCTTTTGATGGTCAAAATGAACCTTGGATTTATACAAGACCTAAAGTGGTGAACTTTGATGGGACAGATATATTGTTTGTGCCTTGGATTTGTGATGACAATAGAGATGAGTCTTTACTTGCAATACAATCAGCAAAAGCAGATTTATGTTTTGGTCATTTAGAAATAAAAGGATTTGAATTACAAAATGGTATTATTAACGATCACGGATTTAATAGAGATGACTTTAAACGTTTTGATAAAGTTATATCAGGACATTTTCATAAAAAATCAGATGACGGACATATCTTTTATCTAGGTGCTCAATTTGAAATGACTTGGTCTGATTATAAAGACCCTAAAGCATTTCATATATTTGATACGGCCACAAGAGAGTTAGAAGTTATAACTAATCCAAGAACGATACATAAAAAAATAATATACAATGATAAAGAAAAAGATTATACAAATTTTGATTTAAGACCTTATAACAATCATTATATTAAATTGATTGTATTAAACAAATCTAAAGACGAAATGTTTGACAAATTTGTAGAAAGATTGTATAATGAAATTACAGTATTTGATTTGAATATTATAGAGGACTATTCTGACATTAAGGCAAGTGTTAGAGATGATATATTAGAAATGGGTGAAGATACAATTACATTCCTAAATAATTATGTAGATCAATTAGAAACGGAAGTGAACAAAGTTAAATTAAAAGAATATTTAAAATCCATTTATGTTGAGGCAAGTGAAGTATGATAACTTTTAAAACATTAAAATGGAAGAATTTTTTATCTACTGGTAATCAGTATATAGAAGTAGATTTACAAAAAGCACCATCTACACTTATTATAGGCGCAAATGGGTCAGGCAAATCAACTTTATTAGACGCATTATGTTTTGTATTATTTAATAGGCCATTTAGAGATGTTAAAAAAGAACAATTAATAAACACGATTAATAATGCTGATTGTGAAATACAAGTTACTTTTAAAGTAGGTAATAAGAATTACAAAATTATAAGAGGTATCAAACCTAACATATTTGAGATTTATTGTAATGATGTTTTAATTAATCAGGATGCTTCTAACGTTGATTATCAAAACACATTAGAAAATAATATTTTAAAATGTAATTATCGTGCTTTTTGTCAAGTTGTTATTTTAGGTTCTTCTTCTTATGAACCTTTTATGCACCTACGTGCTAGATATAGACGAGAAGTAGTTGAAGAAATATTAGATATAAGAGTTTTTAGTCATATGGATTTATTATTAAGAACTAAACAGGCAGAATTAACTAAAGCCGTACAAGATGTTAAGTATCGTTATGATTTAATGACCGAGAAATATGAATTACAAAAAAGTCATTTTCAACAAATACAAAGTAGAGATAATACTGACATTGAAAATAAAAAACAACAATTAGAAGAAAATAAAAAGTATGACCAACAATATAATGAACGATTACAAAAACTAAATGAACAAATTATATTTACAAAAGAACAATTAAAAGAAAAAGAAGAAGTTGACAAAAAGGCAAATCAACTATCTAAATTAGAGGCAAAGATTGAAACTAATCTATTAAACCATAAAAGAAATTTAGAGTTTTTTCAGGAGAATGAAAACTGTCCTACTTGTACACAAAAACTTGAAGAACAATTTAGAGGTACAAAGATTGCATATGAAAAAGGAAAGATTACTACACTAGAAGATGGATTAAAAGATTTGTTAAATGAAATAGTTAAAACAGAAACACGTATTAATGAAATGGCTAAAGTATCTGAAAAGATAACTGATTTAAATATTGAGATTGCAAAAGTTAATGCCTCTATTACAGAAATTAATAGACACTCCAATAGATTAAATGATGAGATAGTTAAATTAGAAACTGAAAAAAAGAATACAGATAAAGTGGCATATGAATTAGAACAATTAAAAGAAGAACTAAAACAAGTCAATATTGAAAAAGAAAAAGTTGTTGAAGAAAAGAAATACATTGATATTGCCAGAGAAATATTAAATGATACAGGTGTTAAAGCAAAGATTATTAAAAAGTATTTGCCTATAATGAATCAGTTAATCAATAAGTATTTACAAGCTATGGACTTCTTTGTGAACTTTCATTTAGATGAAGAATTTAACGAAACAATTAAAAGTAGATTTAGAGATACATTTAATTATAACAGTTTTAGTGAAGGAGAGAAATTAAGAATAGACCTTGCATTATTATTTACTTGGAGAACAATTGCAAAAATGAAAAACAGTACAAATACAAATCTATTAATACTAGATGAAATATTTGATTCAAGTTTAGATAACGTAGGTACCGAAGATTTCTTTAAAATATTAAAAGAACTTACAAATGAAAATACGTTTATCATATCACATAAAGGAGATATAATGTTTGATAAATTTACTAATATTATTAAATTTGAGAAGTATAAAAACTTTACGAGGGTTATATGAAATACGAACTAATACCACCAACAGATCCAAGAGTATTAACTTTAATTGCACCTTTTGATGAGAAGATTTTAAAAGAACAAGACAATCTTTCACCCAAAGAGTTTGCTGATAATATGTTTGAAACAATGTTTAACTATGGAGGCCTAGGTCTATCTGCTAATCAAGTAGGTAAACCATATCGTATGTTTGTAATGGGTGGTCATCCTCAAATAGAACAAGGTAAAAAACGTGTTTGTTATAATCCTACCGTCAAAGGTTATAGTAAAGAAACAATAAGATTTAGAGAAGGTTGTTTAAGTTTTCCATATCTTTTTTTAGACATAGAAA